CCCTCGATGTCTGCCAGCACGCTTGCCAGCAGGTCGTTGGGTGTGTCGTATGGCGACGCGTTCATCAAAGCCGGTATGCGGCTCGCTGTGATGATGTCGTTGGGTGTTTTTTTACCGACCATTGCCTGATCTCCTTACCTCATTTTCTGTCATCACGCGATATCCACAAGTGTGTTTGTGAACATAATAGTGCTTATTGATTTGGCCGATCTGCTGTCGGATATATCCTTCACCGCCGTAAAAACGACGAACTAAGAACTCAAGCGGCCAAATCTGCCTGCCTTTAATGAACTTGAACAGGTTGCCCTGAGCCTCTGTTAGAGCTATCACACCGTCGTGTCTCTTTGCGGCGCCGTCAGGTTTAATCATGTTGCGCTCTTTCAAACATTCAAAGGCGTGTTTTTGAGCCTCTTTAACTGTCTTGAAAGATGCGCCCTTACCGCGCTTGCTCGCTAGGGGGTGTGTCCACCGGCCCGTCTTGGCGTTTTTCCAGATAGTGAATGGTACGTCGTCTTTGACGCCTTCAATAACATGAAGGTTATACGTCGCTGGTTTAATAACTAATGGCATTACTTTTCTCCTTGTGCTTTTAGACGTTCAACTTTTGCCTTCCAAATACCGGCGCGGCGGTTAGCCACGTTTATCTTTTTTGTGTAGTGACGTTCGGCAATTTTGAAAATGCTTTTCTCTGTATCGAGCGCCTCTTCAAGATTGCTGGCACGATCACGCCACTCGTCCACCTGAGTTTTCATTGCGTTTACGCGGTCAGACATTTTGCGACTATAGTCATGCGACTGATCCACCAAGTCGCGCAACGCTGTCAGCACCATCACAAGCTCTGGGCTTATGCGCTCGCCGGTCATAATTCTATCGTCCATATCTTTGACGATTTTGCAGTGTCTATCTGTATTCATTTTAACTACTCCACTTGTTAGATTTACGCAGGTTTTGATTGTTGCCGTGTACCGGTTCAAGGCCAACGGCTTGTTCTGGCGTCCAGCCATTTCTGATACGCCAAGATATGGTGCTTGAATTTATACCAGTCGCTCTTGCCGCTTCTGATATAGAACTAAAGCCCTTTATCTTTATTGAATTGAGACAAGCCCGCCTTGGCTCAAGCTCAAATGCTTCATTTATTGTCCATCCATAGGACAGCCTCTGTGTTACGCACCCAGCCCTAATCCCAAAATGCTTTGATGCTTTTGACACACTAGGAAAAGACAAGCCGCCAACGGTGATCCTAGACCCGAAGCCAGTTGGGCGGTCTCGCTTTTCAATTTCAAATATTTCATTCAAAGGCCAGCCCTGCTTTTTGCGAGAATGATATAAATTTTCTTTTATACCGTAATACTTGCAAGCCGCCTTTATTGAGGCAAACTCCTTATCGTTGACACATACTGTTTTTCCACAAGAATACAGCTTGTGATGTCTTCCATTGTATTTCTTTATGCCTGCTGGCGGCGCATCAATTTCTACCGCCTGACGAGGTGTCCATCCAGCCCTTAAAATTCTGTGCCTAATGTTATGGACGCTGACAGGAAAATGCTCTGCAAGATCGCCGCACCCATAATATTTTTTCCCGTCAATTTCGTACAAGTCGCCAGCGGCTAGTTTAAAAGTAGGACAACCACCAGACTTTACGTTGTACCCGTTTGGGTATCTTGTATTTAACTTCTGTATCCAGTACCTCTCCGCACGGCTCAATGTTTTTAGGTTTTCAGTCTTGTCCAAAACCTCAAACTTAAAGACGTCTTCACCGTAAACCCTAATAGCGTGAGCTATGGTTTTGTGGCTTCCTTTATTAGAGTTTCTGGCTCCGGCAAAATGTTCAGCCACTCTAGGCTTTAAACTTTTTCTGCGAGTAAGCCCAACGTACTGCATGCCGTTGACCGTGTTGGTTGCCAAGTAAACAATCATCACTGCCCCCCGAAATACTGCGCCGACTTAACCATCAGCGCAAATAGGTTCCACTCAGACGTCACCGCGTTAGTACACATCACAATCGCAAACGACATCAAAAACAAAAATCCAAAAAATTCCTTAATCATTTAACCGCTTCCTTCCTGTCCGCTTTTTGTAGCTGTACCGGCGCGCCTTGAGCTTGACGCACGTCATGCAGTTGCCGTTGCTGACGGCGCGGTCGTCGACGTGGCCGTTGATGCACGGCTGGCCGGTGAAGTAGGTCTTCAAGCCGCGTAGCTTGGCGGCGGCGCGGGTGATCCGGCGACCGCCAAAGTCACCCGCCTCGATAATTTGCAGAGCCTTTTTTAGCTCGTCGTATGTTGGTACTGGCATGTCAGTCTCCCTTGTGGGGCGGGGCCGTTAGGCCGCCGCCTTTTGCTCGTTGATGATCTCTACGCACTTCCAAATAATGACGCGATAACACGCGGCGTTGATCGACCATTTTGGTATGCCGCCATCAAGGTTTAGGCCACATGAGATGTCGTGGTCATCAAGTAACGTCTCTGAACAATAACGAGAAACAAACTGACCAAGAACACGGCCATCAACGTCTTTATCAAAATCATATTCAGCGTCATAAAACTCGATCATTGGTTCAGCATCATCGTGAACCAGACACATGTCACGACCATACCTGTCGCCTTGAAACACAACGCGAACTGTCCAATCGAGGTTTGTCTTGAGATCAGTGATTGTAAAAACATTAGCCATTTTATTCTCCCTTGTTAAATTTACCTGTTTTGTGCCTCTCGACTATTTGAATATGGGGGTTATATTCAGATACGTCAAGTGCTGTATTTAATGAATATTAAAAAAATATCAAAAAAATAGCACTATGCCTTTAATCGCCCACAGAAGCTCACTGACGGGCTTTGGGTGTTTTGGGGCATATCAGTACCAAAAAGTTGCCAGCGGCGTTTTTAGCTTCCAGCAACGATCACAGAAGGGGTTACAAAATGTCAGAAATTAAACCAGTTTTGCTTCGGCTTCGCACCTCGACCGTCGAGGCGCTAAAAAGGGAGCTGGAATTATCGGCTCACCGCAGTCAGTCGTCGCTGGCGGATGAGATGCTGGCGGCACAAATTGCCAGCAAAATTCGTCAGCGCAGTGTGCAGTCGTCGCTCGACGGTCAGGCCGGTCGGCACGGGCTGGAGAGCTTGGGCTGATGCGTGTCGGTGGTGGACGTGCCAAGGGGGCGGCGTTTGAGCGCGAAGTCGCAAAGCTGATCGAGCTGGCGACGGGTCGCAAATTACGGCGCCGCCTGTCGCAATATCAGGAAAAGGATTTGAGCGATCTGGAACCGGCGGACGGCAAGCCGTTCCCGTTCCTGATCGAGTGCAAGCGGTACGCCAAGGGTGTGTCGCCGAGCTGGTGGGATCAAATCGTCACAGCGGCTAGGTCTTCGGCCAACACAAATGACGCCCTGCCGTGCCTGATCTATAAGCTCGACTTCCAGCCGGTGCAGGTTCGCTTGCCCGTGCAGGCTTTAGTGATGCTAGGCAACTCAGGCTTGGCCGGTGACATTGCCGAGCAGTATGACTGGCGGTACACGGTGACGCTGGATTGGGAAACATTCGAGATGGTGTTGCGCGAGCATCTGGCGGTGATGAAATGAAAAAGAAAAAGATAATGGGCCACAACGTATTTGTGCCACTGGATGATCAGCTTGAGGTCACGGTGACGCCAAATTTTTACACGCATGTTTGCGGCTGGTGCAATCGAGAATTTGCGTCGTGGCGCGAAGACGCGCAGTATTGCACGCCGTCACACAAGGCGATGGCTGGGCGTAAAAGGTCAGTCGCAAGATACGAAGATAAAATTGTAAGTCTGAAAAAACAAATCGCAGAGCTGGAGCAAAGACATGAAGTATTGGCTAATACTGGTCACAATGACCAGCACTGAGGCGGGCGTGGATTGGAAGTTGCGATGACCCGGCCGCATTACGAGACGGCGATCGACCTGCAAAACGAGCTGTCGGTCGACAAGCTGTTGAAGCGGCACAACTACTCGCTTCACAAACTGCCGGTGCAGTATGGCATCGATTGCGCTATCCACTGCGACCAAGAGGACTGCATTGTGGGGTTTGGCGAGATCAAGACGCGCACGTTTGAGATGAACAAATACCCGACGGCTATGGTTAATCTGCATAAGGTTATACGAGCAAGGCACTTGACAGAGACCACCGGACTGCCGTCATATCTTATCGTTTTGTGGACTGACGCGCTGGCACGAATATCGTTTGCCAGCGATTTCAGCTTGCAAATGGGTGGTCGGACAGACCGAGGCGATCCGCAGGACGTCGACGTCTGTGCGTACTACCCGATCGAGAGCTTCAAAGTTTTGGAGCAAATTTGAACTAATGTTGATGTTAAGGAGCAAATCGTTATGGCATTAGGATTTTCTACAGAAGCCCGTTCAAGCGGGGACATTTTACCGATCATCAAATTCGATGCGAAGGGTGGTGACTGGATTAAGCAAGACCGCGTCCAAGGCGCGGACGGAACTTGGCAGAAAAACGAAGAGGACATTTCGCCGGGTTTCAAATTCGCCGCAGATTTAGACAATATGGAAGTGGGCTGGCTGAGTTTTGCGTCAGGCGCCCCAGACTTTCATATGGTGCGTATTGGCGACGCAATGGTTGCGAAGCCAAGCGAAGAACATAAGCAGGCGTTCCGCATGCGTATTGTGATCAGCGGCGAGAGTGGCCCGCGGGAATTTAGTCACAGCGCCAAGACGGTTCTGCGGGTGGTCGACAAACTGCACGACCAGTTTATGGCCGAGCGTAGCGCCAATGCGGGCAAGATACCGGTGATCGAGGCTGGCACGCCTGAGACGATTAAGATGCAGTCGCCGCAGGGCGAGTTGCGTTTTAAGGCGCCGGTATTAAGCATCGTCAACTGGGTGGATCGCCCAGCGGCAATGGATGCGGCGGGTAGCACACCCGCGCCACAAGAACACGCGTCAGCGCCGGTCGCGCCGCCTATGGCGGCAACACCACCGGCCGCCGTCAGCGCAGGCGGCGACCTGTTCTGATCGCGTGGCGGGCGGCGGTTTTCCCTTGGCCGTCGCCCGCACCTTCAAGGGAACAGGGGTCGAGGGTTTATTATGAGCAATATTGCGAGTTACATAGAGACGGTCGCCAAGGCGTATTGGGGCGAGCCTAACCAGAAGCGCGGGCATACACTGCGCTGGGGTACACACGGCTCAAAGGAAGTCGACCTACGCAAAGGCACTTGGTTTGACTTCGAGGCCAACGAGGGCGGCGGTGTCGTCGACTTGGTGCGTCTAAATGAGGGCGCGACCATA